AATAGTGCAAACCACCGTAACCACTGGTCAAGCCACCGGCAACATCGCCGCTAGCGGTAAGTGAGTTGTAGTGTACACGAAGAACTCTATTAGAATAATTGTGAATGGTCACTTTCGACGCAACCCATTGGAATCCGTACTCTACCTCTGTATTAACTGCTTGTGAATCCGAGCCTGAGATATAGGGATCCCCGGATACCATGTAGGATCCAACGTTTTGTAAGCCCGCCGAATAGCCGAATGTGCTGTTATCTGCCATTTTTTATATTCCTTCCTTCGATAAATAGTATTGTCTAAATGAATTTGCCCCAAGCGTCGCCAGCAATATTCAAGATTCCATCAATGTTGACACCGGGATCGTTAGGAGCAACATCGCCCAGCGGACTGCCGGGTTGTGGTTCGCTTGATGTTTTGCCGCCGGATGCCATTGGCTCTACACCTTCAAAAATGTTTACACCGTTGTAGGCGTCTTTATTAATTGACTCAATCAACTCGCTTCTTGCGCGCTCAGACTGAGCCGAGCGGCGAGGAGTTGGTGGAGCAGCCTTTGCCGGGGCTGGCTTTTTATTTTCTACCAAGGGGGCTTGCGCAGTTAGACCTTGCGCTACCTCAGTAATAATACCTGACAAAACCCCTTCCTCAAAAATTGCTTCTTTAATGCACTCTTTGATTAGGGGTTTTAGCACAGCCTTTAACTCGGCTTTGTTCATGCTACTCCCCTTCCGGCATATCAAGTGGCGCGTCGCCTTCAGCTTCAGGCGGGATTGCTCCCATCTCACGGGCGAGGTCCATCATAAGCTGTGATGGAGATACACCGAGTGCTTCTGCTGCGGCATCAAGCGTAGGTGTGCGCGAGTCAACACGACCACGAACTGTAGCTGCTTGATAACTGGGACGATCTCTGTGAGAGGGACCGGGCTTAGCCATGCCGTATGCTTCATCGACTTGCTCTTCCTCTTCCTCTTCGTTCACGACCGCCTCAAGTTCTTCTTTAATAATCTGCTTAAGTCTTGCTTTTGAAATCTTCATTTTCGTTTACTCCTCAACGATATCATTTAGCAGGCGGTTGATTCGATCCGCCTTTGTAAAAACGTTTGGTTCTTTGTAGGTTTTACCCTCGCTAAGCCCCATGAAGGCGTTGGGAGTTGAAGGCTCAGATACAAAGTCGAAACAGATTAACTGAAAATCGTCCTCTACAATCGTACGCCCCTGTGCCTCACTGACCGAACCGAGTCCGCGAGACGAGATCCCGAGTTTCACACCGTCGTTAACAAGCTCTTGAAGAATCTTGCCCGATGGCGTGTTTAAAATTTTGACCTTTCCCATAACATTAGGACCGTCCCACCACATATCTGTTACCATGTGTGAGGCGTTCTTAAGGTTAATAACAGAATCCTCGGGGTGGTCTAGCTCCCCAAGGGCTCTTTTTTCTTGTACGAGCTTCTGGTAGGTCTTAACTTCTCTCTCAAGAATCTTTCTTGGATAGATGCGACCATTGCCGTTTTGAACATCTGCTTCTTGCAGCTTGCCAGAAAGCATCATGCCACCTTGGTTGACATAGATCTTTTCCTCTTCCGTCAGGAGATCCTGACAGACGCCGCCTTCGCATAACTCATAATATTCTCGTAAAAGTACTTTCTTCATAATATCTCTCTGGTAAATGACGGGCGCTACCCGCCCGAGTCAGCAGCCCTTCTTACAGTTACGCACTGGTTGAAGCATCCACTTAGCTGTCCAAATGTTCCTGTCCATTGTTACTCCTTGCAATTTGAATGCCGTTATCTCCAAAGACTGTGCAAAGGATGTATGAAACGGCTGATGATACGAATCCGCAAATCAAGAAATTAGCGGCAGTATACTCAAACGTAAATAGTTCTGTATTGTAGTTAACGCCGAACAAAAATAAGCCCACCCAGAAGCCCAAACACATTGGACACTGGAAGAGCTTTCCTAAAGAACCCTTGATGGGGCGTATCGTGTCAAAGATAGAACCATAAACGAGCATTTGGGTAAGCCCGTATGCTGCTAAACAAAACCATAATAAATCCATTAATACCTCTTATGCTCTATAGAATCTGTTGTGCATGTATGCGTTGCGATAAATACCGGGGCGAATTGATCCCTTCTCTCTCTTATGCGGAACTTCGCCAAGCTCTGTGGACTCCTCTGCATCGGGATTCAGTAGTCTGTCCTCTTCTTGCTCATCGTACATACGCTGGTACATGAACCTAGGTGCTTCTTCTTCCATGAACTTTGTAATGTTCAGGACTGCTACGTTAATAGCATCGAGCCCTTCGCCGGTGGGCTCTTCTAATGTGCCTTGCATTGCACCATACACATTACCGCCCTCAACCGACTCTCTCGACACCACTCCTTTCTTAGAGAGATAATCGAACAGTCGGCTTTGCGCGTCGTAAACCATATCGTTTACCTCGTCCTTGGCGAACGCAATCACTGTCTTCGTTTTGGGGGAAACAATGATGTCAATATCTTCGTGATCATAGATAGCGAGATCGCCGCCCATAGTCTTACGCACATCAAGCGTGACTGTTGCTTGGGTCTGCTTCTCCGTGTCTACGCGGTTTTCCTCATCGTACTCGTCGCTCTTTCCTACCTTGATTACGAGACTTGCCATTAGTTTTCAATCTCCGCTGCCAGTTCTTGGATCTTCATAACTTGCATTAGCATCTCGCGATCAATCTGGCGTGCCTTAAAGCTTTCGATAGTCTCAACCACCTTGTCGGTCTTGCTAAGCATTGCCTCATCAGAAGCAATCTCTTGAAGGCTACGCGACTCTGTGATGACAGACTTCAGGCGCGCCAACTCTTCGTTCAAAAACATTTTCAGCGCAATACCATTGTCCGAGAACGAAACGATATACGCGCTGAGTAGCTTGTTTTGCTCTTCTCTGAGAGTTGTGGAATATTGCTCATTAAACTTCTTGACAAATGTGCCATAGACGATATTATCAATTGGCTTCATTGTGCTCTCGGTCAAAGTAACAGCACCAGCAGTCATCTTGTTGAGAACGTTGTTCTCTAAAAGCGTGCGCTTCTTGATAGTGGTACGATTGTCGAAAATCTGAGAGATGGTCGCAAGGTCTTTGTAGTTGGGCACAAACGTATTGAATGTGTCCTTGCCCAGTTCTCTATTGATGGTGCCGATAAGTTGTGATTGTTCGGCGAACACCTCTTCTTGGTTGAGAGCCATGTAAACGCGCTTAACTTCCAACAAAAGCTTCTCTGCGGTCATGGGATCTACATCAACTGTCTCGTACAATGTTCTGTATAGTTCTAGCTCTAAGCCCAGCGGTGTATCGCGCTTGAAGAACTTTCTCATAATGGAGACGATCTTCTTGTTGCGCGCAGAGTCGTTACTGACCACACTGCTGGTTAGCTCTCTGACTAAAGTTTCGTACAGAAATGCTGTGTTTCTTTTCTTATTGTGCTTCATTCTTTTTAGACTCCAATCTTTGTAAACTCTCAATCAACGACTTAGTTTCGGAATGACTAGCCTGAACCTTCTTCTCTTCGGTATAATTAGGTTCGACATTCTCGTTCAGCCCATGGCTGAGTCTACTCAAGTCATTAAGTCCTTTGAAAAGGTTCCTGTTCGATGTGCTGGCAATCGACATTCCCGAATCTGCATGGTGACTACGCTTGCGAGCACCGCGCTTTCTGCGGTCCCTCTTGACAGGATAGTACACCTTGTCTTTTGAGCCGGGTGTAACATACCCGCCGTCCTCACGACGACCGGGTGCTGCCAAAAGCGCTGTGTCTTCTTCCTCACCTCCGCCTTCTTCGCCGCCAAGATCGCCGCCAAGGTCACCACCCTCTTCACCGCCAAGGTCACCTCCAAGGTCACCTCCGAGATCGCCACCTTCTTCGCCGCCAAGATCGCCACCCAAGTCTCCGCCTAGGTCACCGCCTAAGCCGCCGCCGCCACCTTGGTCAGCTTCCTCGGGAGGTTCTGCTGCAGCCTCAAGCATTGCCTGAATCTTCTTGTCATAAAACATTTCACGCTGGTTGCGCAAGAACTCTTCTGCTGACATGCCAAGTAGGTTCTCTGCAACCCAGCGGCGGCTGAAGAATCCTTCCGTTGCTGCTGATGCGGTGTCAAACTTGGTGTTCCAGTGCTCAAGCTCTTGCAACTCTGCGATCTTGGATGGATTATTAAGCTGTAGCTTAAACGAAATCAAGTCATCGCCTCTAAAACCTAGAGTAAACAGATGAATGATTCCGATCTTCTCCAACTCAGAGATGACAGAGCGCTGTAGGCGCTGAATCGTTCTTGCAAAGCGCACATCTTTCTGTGCTAGCGTGGTCTTGTCCTCTTCGCCACCTTCACCGCGTGACAGATAGGACATTGGAATCTTCAAAGCAGAAAAAAGCTTGTCGCGAAGGTATTTAACGTCGTCAATGTCGCCAGTGTACGTTCCACCGGGCAAAGACTCGACCCTGCTTGACTCTCCACCACGAACAGGGATGAAATAGTCTTCATCAATGCTCATCGGGTTGTATCGGAGGTCAACACGACCAGTTTTGGGGTCCACAACCTGATTTCTCTTCATCTGGGTCGTGACTTTCTGCATAAACTGTTCTACATCGTGCGGTGGGATGTTACCAACGTCAATATAGAACACTCGACGCTCTGGTGAGCGCACAATACGGTATGCCATCATCGCATCTTCAAGCAAAGTAAGCTGACGCCAGATTCGGCGGGCTCCTTCAAGCACGGAAGTGCCATATGGCGCGAACTTATCGTTACCAAGGATGCGGAAGTGTGCGATCTGCCAGTTCTCAAAGGTCAATCCACCTGAGTTCCACTGGTACTGCACATAATTGGGGTTCGTTTTGTCTTCACCCTCCAATCTCTCAAGCTCTTCCAGCGGAATACCGACAGCATTCTTGATTCCATGGATTTCATCAATGTCCAAGTACAAAAAGTAGTCTCCGAACTTGCACATGGTGCGGCACCAGCCGAACAAGTTGGAGTCAATGTTCAAAATCTTGTGATACAAGTTGTCCAGCACGACTTTGATCTCGTCATTGGAGCAATCAATCTTTAAGAGCGGGCTGAGAATCGTAGATGTAGTCATCTCGTCAGCATAAATGTCGAGCGCAGAAGCAATCTCTGGCATGTACTCCATCTGATCGAAGTCAAGATAGCGCTCTTGGCGATTCTGGTTCGCCATAACCTGTGCGCTAAGGTTATCGTACGGGTTGTACGACGTTCTCTTGAAGTTCAAGCCGCCCGCAGACGTAAAGTTAAACTTGTCAAGTTGCGCGCGACGATAACGGCGCTGCATTTGCACGCGACGATTAACAATCGGACCAGAAAGTAGTCGAGTCAGGCGCTTGAACAGCGGCGACTCTGGGTTTCTGGGGTTCTTGAGGTTCGGATTTCCTCTTTTGCTATTGTCAGCCATTTTTTATCCCTTGTACAGCCACGAATATTGTTGGTGCTGTTCCTTAACTTTTTCTCTCTCTATTGTATCAAATGTGCCGCCCTTTTTATAACCTATTTGACCTTCAATCGTCGTATTTAATTTGGTGTTAGTTCTAATCATTGAGCCAAGACACGCCTTTTTGTATTCAATATTCCTTGCATTTGCGACAAATGCTGTATCTCGTACCCAACAAGCGATTGCGAGCGACATAACAAGGTCATCATTGTAACCTCTCATCGCTTGCGGCTTGCCGTTGTTCCAAATAAAGGTCTGGATTTCACGGTAGGTGCGGGTGGAATATATCGTAATTAGTTTGTTTCTGATAAACTCTTCCAATTTCGCAACAATCAAAGGGCGCGTTTTCATAGAAGTAGTGAAACCCGGTACTGAGTTAGACATTCCTTCTGCGATGTGTTGCTCAACATAGTCATGTGTAGACTTGACTGAGTGGTAGATGTTGGGGTAGCTTTTGTCAATAAGCTTTTCAAGCACAGAAAAGCCAACGTTATTATTCTCAACCACGATCATACAGTTGCCGTACTCTCTACCAGCACTGTCAAGGATTGTGGCATACATATCAATTGTGGGCTTGCCCTGATACTCTGCTACGACTTCTAAAGTCTCCAGCTTGACAATGTGGAAAACAGAATAGTCTGCACCGTCGCCACGGGCAACATCAGCTACAAGAACATAAGACGCGCCGGATTGGTGCTCTTCCCAAATCCAGTAGTTGCGGTCGAAGCCTGTGCGGTATTTGGGCTCCATCACTGTGCCGCTGATCCAGCCGATGTCATCAGGATGAATGACAGTATCACCGGAAGTATTAAAGTTGCACTCGAACTCTTGAGCAATCTCACGGCGAGACATGTTGCGAGTTTCTTTATCGAACCACTCTTGATCACGGTCAGGATGAAGATCCCACATCAGCTTGATAGGGTTAAAGTCATTCTCTCCCGACTCTGCATTTGTGTAGATTGTGTGGAACCAGTTACCAACACCGTTCGGCGTTGACAAAGCGATACAGCGACCACCGGTAGAGATTGTAGGATACAGACCCATCCACAGTTCTTCAAGCCCCTCAACGTGAGCAGCCTCGTCCAGCACCAAAAGAGACAGCGCCTCGGAACGACCGGCATCGCCAGAAGTCGAAGACGCTTTAATCTGTGAGCCATTCGTTAGCTCAAACGATGTGCGGTTGTCAACGTGAATAGAGGAAATCTGAATGAACTCGGGCAAGCCGCGCATCATTGCCTTCACTTTCTTGACCAAGTTAGCGGCAGTACCGAACTTGGTAGCCATGACAAGCACGTTCTTGTCACGATGGAACAGCATCATCCAAACGATATAAGCCGCCACAATGGTAGAGATACCCATCTGACGAGCTTTGAGGATCACGTTGAATCGGTGATCGTTGAATGACGCTAACAGATCTTGCTGAAAGTCGTATGTGGCAAACGGGATTAAGCCATGGATTGGGTGAGAGATCCTGCAGTAGTTGTTAATAAAATATACTGGATCTTTACCGGCTTTTAGAATTTCCTTAATCTGTTCTTCTTTAGATAGTTGAAATGCCATGCCATCCTAGTCGTTCTTTCTCTTGACGTTAGATGCCTTCTTGGTGCCGGGATACTTGTCCTTGCCGATTGCAAGCCAGTCCTTGATTGCCGAATCTACAGTGCGCTCATTTTCGTTTCTGGCGCTGATGACCTCTCCCAGTCCACTGATCTTGTAGCATTGATATGCCTTGATTGATGTACGAACTCTAGAAATGTACTCAACCATGATGTCGGTATCGCCGTCCTTGGTCAATGTAATAGAGTTGCCAGTAATCTTCTTATACTCGCTGCGGAGATACTTGGCGATGTCTGCAAGTCGTTGCGAGATTTCGTCTTCAAAGCCACTCTCTTTGACGTGCTTAAGCTTGCAGTCGTATTGGTAGTTGATGATGAGCTTGTCGCCATGGAAGCGGACCTTAAAACCGTCCATCACTCTGGAGTCCGTAATAACGTCTCCCTCTTCTCTGTAGAGTCCAATCTTACGTGCTTCGCCGTCAAGCGAATACTTCTCATCATGTACGCCGTCATAGACATTTGCTACTGCCTGTGAGAGTCCTCTGATTACTTCAAGTGTCGTTGCCATTTGTTTGTTTATCTCCTGATTTTGGTCGCCAGCCTTTTGCCCATCTTTCTTCTCTATCTTCAACATGTTGAATGTAGCAGTTAAAGCAACAATCAAACTTGTTCATATACACATCGTCTTTCGACTCAAATGAGTACTTTTCGCAAACAGGACAGGACCGGTTTGTTTCTCTATTAAGTAGTTTCTGGGAAACTAAAACGCCATCAACGTCTATCTTCTCGATTTTGCGTTCCAGTTCCTTAATTTTTACAGTCATCGCCTTGAGTTGTTCTAGAAAATCTGCCTCTTTTGCGGGTGTCCAATTCGCACGCGGATTTTGAACTGCCTCAGATCCGTATTTCTCAGAGATTGCCTTCTCAACTCTAGCGACATAATTAGGGTCTTTCTTTTTAGCCATGTTACTTTCCCGACGCGGACAAAGCCGCGTATACAATTCCTAATGTTATAACTGCGCCGGCTGCAGCGCCTCCAGCAACCCACCACTCTCGATTAGATGGTGACTGTCTGTTGATAGCCTCTTGCAGCGCCGTGATTTCCATGTCCTTTTGAGTGACCACCAGCGCGTACTCTTCCTCCAGAGCAAGATACTTTGAGTTAGCAGCATCGAGCCTGTAATGAAATTCTGTTGCTTGTTTGTCAAGCTGGTACTCCAAGTCTAGGTCAAACTGGAGTCTTAAGTTTTCTGGCATTGCCAACAGTTCCGCAGTAGCTCTCGGGTTGAGCAGCGTGCCGCGAAACGGAGCCGGTTGACGATAGTCGAGGAAGGTAAATTGTGGTGCTTCCGCATCAGCGGGCTCGTCGGCAAAAGCCGGGGACGCTGTTAAGAACGCAAAGGTTAATAATATCTTACTCCACATACTCGAAACCAAATTCCTTCTTGATTTGCTCTGCCACGCCTTCTGGGTGATCTGCCCATTCGCGCTCAATCTCTTCAATGCGCTCTTCTGTACGCTGTTCTAATCTCTCGCGTGCGCGGTCACGCTCTTCCTCAATAACCTCAAGGTCTTCAAGTAGCGCATCCATAAGCACTTCCATCTCTCTCATTTGCACTTTATGA